AAAAAACAAGCCTACTGCTGAACATATCAAGAATATGGAATTAGTGGCTGAAAAGGTCTTTGAACCTTTAAGGGAGTGGGTAGAGAATCCAATTAAAGTAAACAGTATGTTCAGATCAGAAGATTTAAATCGTGGTATTAAAGGAAGTCCACGAAGCAGTCATCTTACTGGAAATGCTATTGACATCACTTCAATGGGTGGTAAAACTAATTTAGAGATGTTTCACTACATCAAAGATGAATTAGATTTTGACCAACTTATTTGGGAATTCGGACACGAACCTAAATGGCTTCACGTTTCATACAAAAGCAAAAAAGACAATAGAAAACAAGTTCTAGTTACTAAAAAACGAGGTAAATATTTTACTTGGGAAGATTGTGATAATTGCTAATGAAATGGGAGTTAAACATATTAGATAGGTCGTTAATCGGTTTATTACTTGGTTTCAGCTATTTACCAAAAGAAACTGAATCTGATTATACTGAACTGAATATATATTTATTAATAATTGTGTTACATTTTAAATTTTATTAAATGCCAATACCAAAGAAAAAAGAAGGTGAAAAGCAAAGTGCTTTTATGATTAGGTGTGTACCTCAACTTATGAAGTATCACGATAAATCACAGGCTATAGCTATTTGCTATCAATCCTTTAAAGGTAGTGAAGTGGAATTAGAATCATACAATGATTATCCACAGGGTGCAGTAAACAATGCAAAACGTGCTTTAAAGTGGGCAGAAGAAAATGGATGGGGTTCTTGTGGTGAAGCTACAGGAAAAAAACGTGCAAATATGATTGCATCTAAATCAAATTTAACAAGAAAAACAATAGCTAGAATGGCATCATTTAAAAGACATCAACAACATAAAGATGTTCCATATTCAGAAGGATGTGGTGGTCTTATGTGGGATGCTTGGGGTGGTTCTGCAGGGATAAATTGGGCAATAAATAAACTAAAACAAATTGACAAGAAATGATTATGGACTACAAAACTCTAGTAATTAATTTAAGCAGCTTCGGAATATCATTAACTAACATTGATATGGTTTTGAAAATTATTTTACTTAGTGTAACAATCGGATATACAGTTCAAAAAATATACTGGCTACATAAAAACAAAAAATGAAAAAAATCCTTGCTAAAATATTTGGTGCTACAGGGTCTAATATAGCTGAAAAAATATCAGACATAATAGACAAGCACACATTTAGTAAAGTTGAAAAGGCTCAGTTTGAAAAAGAAATGGCAGAGGTTTGGATTAATGCTGAATCTGACATTCAAAAAAATGTAACTGAAAGATGGAAGTATGATCTTTCTAGTGATTCTTTTTTAAGTAAGAATGTAAGACCACTTGTTTTGATATTCCTGGTAGTTTCAACTGTGTTAATGGTCTTTATAGATGCAGGAGTGCTAACTTTTGATTTAAAGGAATCACATACAGATTTATTGCAAATAATTTTACTTACCTGCATCGGTGCATATTTTGGGGGTCGTAGTTATGAAAAAATTAAAAGACAGTAATATTTAAATAATTTTTATATATATTTACAGGCTCAGTTGCAAATCTGAATAAGTTGCCAAACTTTTATAGTGATATAATTGGATCAGATACCTTGATTACATTCTTTTGTTTTCTTTCTTTTTTTGTAGGCTTTTTTTTTCTTTCTTTTTTTTTAATTACTTTTATAAAAAAACATTATGATATATTCAAAAGAATTAATAGATAAAATATTTAACTATAAAACAATTTCTAAGATTGAAAAAATAAATAGAATGTTAGAAATAGATGCAACACAATATACTAATTGTGGTTTAGAAACAACAAAATCAGAAAAAGAAATAGTTAAAAAAAATAGTAGATATATATATAAAGTAATATCTAAATTAGATGCTGAAATAGGAAGACAATTTCTACAACATCAAGATAGATAATGGCTAAAAAACTAACAAGAAGTAAATTAATTAAAAAATTAGATTCTATATTTAGTGTCTATATTAGAAGAAAAAATGCAGTTAATGATATTGCAACCTGTATTACTTGTGGTAAAAAAGATCATTGGAAAAAATTACAGAATGGTCATTTCCAAAGTCGTAAACACTATTCAACTAGATGGGATGAAATAAACTGCCAAGTTCAATGTGCAGGATGTAATGTTTTTAAGTATGGTGAACAGTATGTATTTGGTAATAAACTAGATATTAAATATGGTTCAGGAACTGCTGAAAGATTACACTTAAAAGCTAAACAAATAATTAAACTAACTAACCCAGAGATAGAAGAAATGATATTAAGGTATAAAAATTTTGTAGATTTAATGGAATAGTATATCTTTACAGTATTCTGTTTGTTTTGTCTTTAATGAAAGAAGGGGGTTAATTTAATTAATCCTTTTTTTTTGTGCCTATTTTTGTTTTATTAACAATTTTGTTTATATTTGTTTAAGTTTAATTTATAAAAACATTTAAAAATGGCATTACAAACACAAAAACAGGACATTGAAAAACAAATCAAAACATTAGAATTGATGCATTCACACGCATCTATGATGGGAGATACAAAAAATCAGAAATTATTTGAAAATAAAATATTCTGGTTAAAATCAACCTTAACACATATACAATAATGTTTGCAACATTCAGAGAAAATTATTCACATCAGACAAAAGATACTTTATTATTAGAATATAAGTATAAAGTAGAAGCCTTAACTAGTAAGGTTGAATTTCTAGAAGCACAATTAGAAGTAATCACAAATACAAAAAACAGATAAATGAAAAATAATATATATCATAAAATATTTCAATTAAGAAAAGAAATAGGTACAATAAGCAAAGATGCTTCAAATCCTTTTTTCAGGTCAAAATATTTTGACATTAATTCACTAATAAAACAACTAGACCCATTATTTGAAAAACATAAAATATGTTTAGTTCAGCCTATCACAGATGAATATGTAAGAACTGTATTAGTAGATTTAGATGGTGGATCAATAGAATCTTCTTTAAAACTTACTAAAGGATTAGATGCACAGAAAAAAGGTTCAGAAATAACTTATTATCGTAGATACACTTTAGCATCTTTATTAGGCTTACAAGCTGTAGATGATGATGGTAATTTAGCAGTAAAAACAAAATCAAAACCAAAACCAAAAAATTGGTTATTAAAAAAGAATGATATAAAAAATTGTGAAAATGCTATAATTTCTGGTGAATACACAATAAAAGACATAAAAGAAAAATGGAATATGTCTGATGATATAGAAAAACAATTAAATAATTTAACAATAAATAAAAATCAATAACTATGAGTTCACTAATTAATGCAAGTATCAGGGTAGATAAATTACCAAAAGAAAAATTTATTAAAGGCAGACCAGATGCTGAAGGTAAAACACCAATTTATTACAACTTTACAATATCTATTCAAGATGAAACAAGATATGGTAATAATGTAGCTATAACTGATTCACAAACTAAAGAAGAACGTGAAGCTAAAAAACCTAAAAACTATTTAGGAAATGGAAAAGTTGTTTGGACTGATTCAAATATTGTTCTAGCAGAACGTGAAGAACAAAAACTTGATATTATTTCAGGAACAGAATCTGCACATACAACAGACTTACCATTCTAGTAAATACTTTTTTAATAATAATTAAGGTATGGATTTTAGAATCTGTACCTTTTTTTTTTATCTTTATTCAATGACAGAAAAACAGACAGAACAATATCTATATATGCAATTGATTGAAGAAGATTGCTATATAGACACAAAAGAAAAAATAGATTATCCACCAGTAGCATTATCTTATGGTGAACAATTAATAAAATCAAGATCAGGAGATAAACTTCTTCCAATTCCAATTTGCAGTTATGGTAATATAATTAGTTTAGCTGCACCACCCAAAACAAAGAAATCTTTTTTTATATCATTATTAGCTTCTGTATTTTTAAGTGGGTCAAATATGTATGGTGGTCAATTAAAAGGTCATAGAGGTAATGGAAACTGTGTTCACATAGATACAGAGCAGTCCAGGTGGCATTCACAGAATTGCTTTTCTAGACCATTTGCAATGGATTATAATACAGATGCAAGTAAATACAATACATTTGCATTAAGAACAATTCCTTTTAAAGACAGGATGAATTTTTTGGAATACTATTTGAGTAAATTAACTGAACCATCTTTAGTTTGTTTAGATGGAGTTGCTGATATGGTTGGTGATGTTAATGATTTAATAAGCTGTAATGCTTGTGTTCAAAAATTAATGGAACTTTCTGAAAAATATAATTGTGCAATAATTTGTGTTATTCATAATAATTTCGGAACTTCCAAAATGACAGGACATCTTGGATCAGCATTAGCCAAAAAATCAGAAACAATTATCGAACTTGAACAGAATACAGTTAATAAAGACTGGATTACTGTGCATTGTAAACAAAGTAGAAACTATGCATTTGAAACATTTAGTTTTGAAGTAAATGATTATGGTTTACCTTTGGTAGTTGATGATTTATATGACCCTTTAAAAAGTAATGGTTAAAGAAAAAATGATTCTTATTGCAAATAAACACAATACCTGGATAGATATTGTTAAAACATTTGGATGCAATAAAAGAACAGCAGAAGACATTACTCAAGAAATGTATATAAAAATACAACTCAAACTAGAAAAAGGCTTAGATATAATGTATAAAGATGAAATCAACTACTACTATATATTTAAAACACTTAGAACACTATTTCTAGACCTCAAAAGAAAAGGTAAGAATATATCAATGATTCCTTTAGATAATGTTCATCTAATTAATAATGATGTAAATTATGATGAAAGTTATGAAAAGGTAAAACAAGCATTAAATGAAATGTGGTGGTATGATAGAAAAGTATTTGAAATAATAAATAATGGTGAAAGTATTGCAGAATTTTCTAGAAAATCTTATATTCAGTATTACTCACTTTATAACACATACAGAAAAGTTAAAGACAAACTTAAAAAATTATTATGAAAATTAAATTAACTCCTGAACAAATGCAATGGTGCAAAGACTTAGCAATAAAAAGATCAGGCTCTATGAATCATTCAGAAACTAAAAACAGCATAAATTGTTTTAAAAGTAAAGATGGATGGCATAGACATTATGTTGGTGCTTTAGGTGAATTAGCTTATTCTATCTATTCTGGAAAAGAAGTTGATACAACAACAATAGGTCGTGGGGATGATGGAATTGATTTTGATAATGGAGTTGATGTTAAAACTTCTGCTTCTAAATACAGACCAGACTTATTGATATTCAAAAAACAATATGAAAGAAAAGTTCCTGATAGTTATGTATTAGCCTGGCTACAATTACCAACAGTAGAATTAATAGGATCAATATCTAGAAATAAATTTGATGAACACAAACAAATAAAAAACTTTGGTTATGGTGATTCTTATATAGTAAACAAAACACACCTAAATAAAATAATATGAATATAGCTTTATTACATCCTTGTCCAGTTTGCATAAGTGCATCAGTTATATTATACTTAATTTATAAAAAATACAAAAAATGAAATTAGGAGATTTAATTTATTACATTACAAAATATACAGGCATCAAATATATAGTAGAAACGTACCACGCATTTAAAGGAACAAAATGCAATTGTGATAAACGTAGAAAAAAATTCAATGAAATTAAAATTAAAAGATGGTAAAATTTGAAAAAAAAGATTTTAAATTATGGACAGTCTTTAGAATGGACACAAAGCAATACTTATCAGCCGATGAATTCGAAATGGTCTGCAAGTTACACTCAAAATATTACAAGCATAGTTTTTACAAACCCTGCACCTGCTCACCCAAAACAGTAAATAGATGGATTAAAGATTTGAATGTAATTTGGGATAATGGGAATCCAGAAGATTAATAAATGGGAACAGGCTGTTGTGATGATTCTAAACTTAGATGGTTGGGATTTGAAATGGACTGGTGAAGGAAATTCTAGATGGGATGCAGCAGGTAAAACCCCAAAAGGTTTTGATTGTGTTATTGAAATGAAATTCCGAAAAAAGTATTATGAAGAAAAATTAATTGAAAAAGATAAATATGATGCTTTAATGTCTTTAGATAAAAAGATTATTAAATTATATTTTGTTAATGATCCTAAAGGTAATTTTTTATTCTGGTTAAACACACTCAAGCTACCAGACCCTGTAAAAAAGTATTGCCCTGACACAACTATATGGACAAAAAGAAGATTAAAAAAAGATGTATATCTTCTAAAAGAAAACCAAGCCAGTAGAATAAATCTTAATCTTTCCTAAAAAAAAGTTATTAAATTTTGTTTATAACTCAAATAGTTCTATATTTGAAAAAAACAAAACAATGAAAAAAACATTAAAATTAGTATCGGAATTTATATTTGTTGTAACAATCTTTGCTCTATTCTGGGCATCACTTTGGATATTTGCATAATATGAAAAAAGAAAAAAAGGTTAGACAGTACAGATCAAGACAAGGCAGGTCTGATAAACAGTATGAAAGTAATATGATTGTATTTGGCATATCATTAATAGGTTTTCTTATAACCATAGTATTGTTATTAGTATTTTAAAATGAATAAATATTTAAATTATTTAAATGATAATTATTTTAGAGAAATAAACTACACACAAATCAAAAGTAAAATTAATAAAAATGAATCATCCATTCGAAAACGAAATCTTCAACGCATTTAGAGTTAAAGAAAAAAAAATAAAAGAAGCAATAGAATTTCTACAAGAAAACAATTACAAGGTTTTTAAAGAAATAAAAAAATGATTCTACTTGTTGATGCAGACAGCTTAATATTTGCTAGTTGTTACAGGTCTAAAGAAAATCCTGAAGATCATCCATACTATGAAGACATAGAAGATGCTAAAATTAAGTTTGACCATCAGTTTATGAAAATAGTAAATGACCTGGAAGAACAATTTGAAATAGACAAGATTATAACATTTAATGGTAGCAAAGGAAACTTTAGAAAAATCCTTACTTCTAAATATAAAGCTAATAGAAAAAAACAAGATTTACCACCACTCCTTCACGAAATGCATAACTATGTTAAACATCAATATAGCAGTATATTTGGATATGGTATTGAAACAGATGACCTAGTGGCAAAATACTGGTATGAAATAAGCAACACAGTTGGAAAAGAAGAAGTAATGATTGTCAGCATAGATAAAGATTACAGGCAGTTTCCCTGCTTGATTTATAATTACCACCACAAACACAAACAAATAATTAACATATCAGAAGAAGAAGCATTATACAACTTCTATGAACAATGCATAGTAGGAGATACAGCAGACAACGTAAACTACTTTAAAGGAAAAGGTAAAGCATTTGCAAAGAAATATTTTAAAGACTGTAAAACACAATACCAATTCACTAAACAACTATATTTATTATTTAAAGAAAAATATAAAGGCAAGGCAAGACAGAAATATACAGAATGTTATAACCTTTTAAAATTAAGAACACAATGAATAACTTATATCCTATAGATATTGCAGACAAAATAAAAGAATTATCTGGTATTAATGTATTTAGAAACACAAGGGAAAGAAAAGTTGTAGAACATAGAGCATTACTATCTTACATATTAAGACACAACTTAAAAATGCGATGGACTAATATTGCTTTATTCTATGAAAACAATGGTAAAAGAATGACACACGCAACAGTAATGAATAGCTGCAAACAATATCCTGAATATAAAAGAATAAATAAAAAACTAAAAGAAGTACAAGATACATTTACATTTAAAGATAATCTAAACTATGATCAAATAGACAGAGTACATTACTTAGAAAATAAATGTAATTCTTGTGAAACAAAACTAAACGAACCACTTGTAAAACTAGTTAGAGATATTCCAAAAGATAGAACTACAGATGTTGAAGAAAATATTAAAAGACTAATAAAGGCTTGGGAGTGGAAATAAAAAAACTATAATGGAAAAAGACCAAAAGAAAAGAAAACAGATTCCTATATATAGTGGATTAATTAAATATTTTCCTGATGCACTTTGTGAAGTCGCTAAGGTGTCTTATATAGGCAGTAAACAACATCATCCTGATAAACCATTGCATTGGGATAGAAATAAATCCACAGATGATCTAGATGCACTAATGCGACATCTTCTACAAGCTGATGAATTAGATATTGATGGAACACCTCACTTAGCAAAATGTGCCTGGAGATGTTTGGCTGCACTTCAAAAACAAGCAGAAAATAAAAACAAATAAATAACTGTTTTATAAAATCAATTCTTAAATTCGTTATATAGTAAAGATTGATTAATCAATAAAATATCAATTATGGAAATCAAGAATGGCAATAGCCAATTAAATGAAACTAGAGATGTGTACAATCATAAAGTGTCCAGGCTTAATATATTAGGTCATTGCAAAAAGATACAATGGGATGGTCGCAGAAGGTTCAGAACAATATAATTATGGATAAAAGAAAAAACAATGGTGGTTCAAGACAAGGTTCTGGAAGACCAAGAAAAGCTGATGAAGTTAGGCTAATAGAAAAAATGGATAATCTAATTGATAATGATGAAGTAATTAAAACACTAGGACAGCAAGTCTTAAAAGGTGATTCTAGAGCAATGTCATTATACTTTGGTTATAGATATGGTAAGCCAAAAGAATCAGTTGATATTAATTCTTCTGAAGGTTTTAATATCAACTTTAAAGACCTGATTAAATTTAAGTGATAGATATAAATAAAAAGTATGCACCCATACAACAATCACCTTCTAGATATTTTATTGTAACTGGTGGTCGAGGTTCTGGGAAGTCTTTTTCAATTAATCTACAATTAGTGCTGCTAACCTATGAAGCAGGACACACAATACTATTTACCAGGTTTACATTAGCATCTGCATATATTTCCATAATACCTGAATTCATAGACAAGATAGAAACCTTAAACATACAAGACCATTTCCATATTACAAAAGATGAAATCATAAATAAACTATCAGGCAGTAAGATATTGTTTAAAGGCATTAAAACATCATCAGGAGATCAAACAGCAAACCTGAAGTCTTTAACTAATGTTAGCACTTGGGTTATGGATGAAGCAGAAGAACTAGTGGATGAAAGTATATTTGACAAGATAGATTTGTCTGTTAGAAACCTTAAAAAACAAAACAGAGTAATACTTATATTAAATCCTGTTACAAAGGAACATTGGATATATTCCAGGTTCTTTGAAGATAAAGGTGTGATGGATGGTAGCAATACAACAAAAGACAACACAACATATATACACACAACATACTTAGACAATCTAGAAAACCTATCTAAATCATATTTAACTCAAATAGAGAATATCAAGAAAAGAAGACCAGAAAAATATAGACATCAAATGCTTGGTGGTTGGTTAGCTAAAGCTGAGGGTGTGATATTTACTAATTGGAAGATAGGAGAATTTAAACAAGTAGGTGTTTCAGTATTTGGTCAAGATTATGGATTTGCATCAGACAGTTCAACATTGATAGAAACCAACATAGACACAACTAATAAGATAATCTATCTAAAGGAATGTTTTTATTTACCTAAACTAACTACAACACAGATTGCACAACTAAACCTAAAACACGCAAAGACTAATTTAATAGTGGGTGATTCTGCTGAACCTAGATTGATAGCTGAGGTTAAGGCAAAAGGATGTAATCTAATAAAATCAATAAAAGGTCAAGGATCAATTACCTATGGTATTTCACTACTACAAGACTATGATTTAATTATAGAGCCAAACAGCATAAATCTTATTAAAGAACTAAACAACTATTGTTGGCTAGAACGTAAATCAAACACACCAATAGATAAATGGAATCATTGCATAGATGCTATAAGGTATGCAGTAAGCTATCAACTCCAGAACCCAAATAGAGGTACATATTATATTTCATAAATAAGTTATTAAATATTTTGTTAATAACTAGAATAGTTATATATTGCAGTTGAATATATAATTAAATGAAAAACGTACATAACACAGATATTAAATTAATTAAACTTATTTTTATTACAGCTAAAGAATATGGTTGGACATTTGAACAAGTTTTAGATAATTTAAAATATGATTTTATAGAATATCATTGTCAAAATTGTTGTCAGCAATTAAATTTATCTGGACATTATTCATATGAAATGTCATCTTTATGTAGAAGATGTAAAAATAACAAAGATTGAACGCAATAGAAAACATACACAACTTGGAATACTTAAGTAATTCAATAGTAGTCTTAGAAAAGTTAAAAGAATGGCAAAAGGCTAGACCTGACAATAAAGACCTCAACAATTTAATTAATAAATACCTAGATATTACTTTCTATATTATCAGACTTCAGCAGGATGCTATGGCAAAAGATATGATGATTAGTAAATTCAGATTTGAAAGAAATACAGCTAGATTAAAACTCCAGGAATTAAAAGATCAATACACAAAATTAAAAGAATTAGAACTATGAAAATAAAAGGAGAATACAATGTAGAAGAAGCCAACTATAATTTAAATATTTCTTATGAATATTATTGGGATGATGGCAATTACTTTAATCCACCTGAATCTGATTTAGAAATACTAGAAGTTACTTTGAATGGAATGGACATAACAGACTTTTATTGGGATTGGGTTGATGATGCAATACACTCACAAGTATGGGATTATGCACAAGAAAATAGAAATGAATAAGGTGTTGTAATAATAACTTGGGAAAAGTTACAACATTGATAGGGTGGTCAGAAATGGCTGCCCTTTTTTTATTATATTAGTGTATTATAAAAATCCATTTTAAATACGTTATATATATATGAAAGTTGAATTAACTATTCCTAACAGTCTTGCAGAAATATCTCTGAAACAGTATCAGAAGTTTCTAAAAATACAGAAAAACAATACTGATGCTTATTTCTTGCAATGTAAGATGATTGAAATCTTCTGCAATCTAGATGCTAAATCAGTTAGATTATTAAAGCTGTCTGATGCTGATAGAATAGTACACATTTTAAATACTATGTTTGATTCTAAGCCAGAATTAATTAGAACATTTACTATGAATAATATTCAGTATGGAATTGTTCCAGACTTTGATGCTATTTCTTTAGGTGAATATATTGACTTAGATACATATATTGGTGATTGGGAAAATATGTTAATTGCTATGAATGTATTATATAGACCTGTAAAAAACAAGATGGGAGATAAATATATCATTAAAGATTATGATGTAAATTCTAAAGAAAATTTAGATGAAATTTCTATGGATATAGTTCTGGGGTCAATTTTTTTTTTGTATCAACTAGGGATAGATTTATCGACAGTTATGGTGAACTATTTGGAGAATCAGGAAATAGACAGCTCGATGCATCAACAAATTTTGGAAGAAAGTGGGGTTGGTATCAATCAATTTACTCACTCGCTCAAGGAGATATTACGAGATTTGAAAGTGTCACCGAATTAAATATACACACTTGTTTAATGATGTTGTCATTTATGAAAGACAAAAATGAATTAGAAGCAAAACAAATTAAAAAGAATTTTAAATGAGCCAACAAGGAATAAGGGGTTTTTATCAATTAACTGAAACTATCAAAGAACAGTTGTTAGAAGATAAAAATATCAATACAGTAACAACAGGAGATATTACAGATGTTAATTTAAACAAGCAAGATATATTTCCTATGGGTCATATTATTGTAAATAGTGTAGTAGATCAGGAACAAGTTTTAAGATTTAATATTACTGTCTTAGCAATGGATATTGTGGATCAATCTAAAGAATTAACTATAGACAGATTTAAAGGAAATGCCAATGAGCAGGATATTCTTAACACACAATTATCGGTATTAAACAAACTAATACAAAAGTTAAGAATGGGTGATTTATATAGAGATATGTATCAGCTACAAAGTGATCCTACACTAGAACCATTCTATGATAGATTTGAAAATCAACTAGCAGGATGGTCTGCAAATATGGAAGTGTTAATTTATAATGACATATATATCTGCTAATGGAGTACAACAATTTAGAAGCTGTAATGAAAAAGTATGCTAAGTATGTCATACAACAAGCTAAATCTAATTTATCTAAAGCAAAACCATATCCTAAAAACAAAGGGAATTTGTATAATACCTTAGACTATAAGATTGACCCAGATGACCAGGAAGCATTATTAGTAGAATTCCTAATGGAAGATTATGCTCAATTTGTAGATCAAGGTGTCAAAGGAAAAAACCCTAATGCTTTACCATCAAAAGCCAAATATTATGGTGAACAAAAAGCACCTAATAGTCCTTATAAGTTTGGTGCAATGAAATCTAAAGGATTAAAAAAGGCTATAAATAAATGGACTGTAAAGAAAAATTTAGATGGTGTCAGAGATAAAAAGACAGGTAAATTTCTTAAAAGAAAAACAATGCAATATCTAATAAGAAGAAGTATATATTTATCAGGTATCAAACCAACATACTTTTTTTCTAAACCATTTGAAGCAGGAATAAAAAAATATGAATTACAATTTAAAAAGGCATTTATATCAGACTTAGAAAGTCGAATGGTATATGGTGAAAAATAAACATTATGGCAAACATAGCATTAAGAAACCCACAATATAAATTTATAGAAGTTGATTCAACAGGAGTTCAGTCTGTAGAATGCACAATAACAATAAATACAGTTTTACGTTATACACTTGTTAAAAATGTAAGCCCAAGTACAGGTTGCAATTTTGATATTTCAGAACTTGTTAGAGATTATTTAGATATAACTTATTCATCTACTTATACAGTAGATACAGTATTAATATCAACTAACCTAAAACAATACTCAGGATTAAATGCAACAGGTAGTCAAGTAGGTTCAACTGTTAATTATACAGATGTAGGATGGGAAGCCTTTGGATATTTTCCTGAAGGTTCAAACCCTGAAGTTCCATTTACTGTAAATCATAAATATTTATTAGCAGCAAATTATTCATCAGGCACAGCAGTATGGAATATATATGTGCCTTATGGTGTTTCAGGGTATGTTCATTATATGACAGGTGCAGGGGTTTATTCTGTTAGTTCTTATAGTGGAAC